CACCCATGGCTAAATATAGCCATTGCAATAGTAATAATGGCGATAGTAGATCAAGCGACTCGAATCCAATATTGGGGCTTTATGCCAAAGTAAGGTAAATATGAGGATCTTATGGACGTGCTCGTCTCAATCTTCTTTCTCAAAGGCAATATCGTGGTGTATATACTGGGCGTGGCTGAACCTGACCCCAAAGATCCGTTTTGGAGGGAGTGATGACCACAGGCCTTTTGGATGAAATCAAGGACTTTCTGGTAGCGGCCCATCTCGGCACTTTCGGCACGGATCTCTTCATCGGCTACCGGCCGGATGCTCCTGATGCTGTGACCGCCCTCTACAACGGAGGTGGACCGCCTGTCGAGTTCCACAGTGCCGGATCCCGGCCCATTCTGCACGTTGAGGTCCGGGCTGCAACACAGGACGCTTCCCTTCAGAAGATGATCACCATCATAGCGGCTCTTCATGGGCAGCATGATATTGACATCGACTCGAAGCATTACATCCATTGCCGGGCCGCTCAACCGGAACCTATTCTGATCGAGCATGATTCTCAAAACCGGTTCACCTATGCGATGAACTTCCAGTTCATCAAAGAAGCCGGATTCTATTAAATTTCATTTTCTTTATAATTTCTGTAAAGCCTACTAATCGAAGATAACAATTACCTTGGAGGTATGACAAGACATGGCTACAAGCGCAGTTTCAGGGTTAGTATTCGGGTTCTACCTGGGTGCTAACAAAGTTGCAGAAGTAACGGATGCTAAGTTAACTGTGGGTGGAAAAACGATTGATGCCACCAGCGTTGATAGCGCTGGATGGGAAGAGTGCCTGGCAGGGCTTAGGAACGCACAGTTCACCGTAAATGGTATGCTGATTATTGGGGATACCAACGGATTCATTGCTCTGCAGACAGCCCTCTTCGGCGGATCCAGCGTATCCTGCAAACTCAGATCTACAGCGGCAGGCTATAACTGGGCAGCAACCTGCATCATGACCAATGGTCAGTTCTCAATGGATCTGAACAATCCCCAAAAGATCTCCTGGACACTCAAGGCAACAGGCGCTGTAACTCCAGCCGCGAGCTAAGGAGGAAGAAATGGCTACAAATGCCATATCCGGCTTGTCTATGGCCCTCTACAGAGACGACCCAACCGCCGCCTCTGTAGTTTTCACACAGATCGCCCTGGTCGATGCCGGGGACCACATGAACTGGCAGATCGCTGCTGGAACAAGATATTGGGACAGCACCCAAACTCTGACCATCGAGAAGCAAACGCACGGCACCGGTGGATGGAATGCGGTTACGCCAGATCAAATATACTGGGCTTCCGGGAAGGTTTACTTCGCTGCAGCCTTGAATAGCGATGACCTGGTCAGGGCCACCGGCAAACGACGAGCAGAAGCCAGCTTTATCAAGGTCATAAATCTGTATAAAGTTACCTTGAAAGTAGATGGCAAAACGGTGGATATAACAAGCGCAGATAGCGGTGGATGGGAGGAATGCCTGGCAGGTAACAGGTCTTTTGAAGGCAGCTGCGAGGCGTTCTTTTACTACAACATATCCACCCAGCCTTACCTAGATGTCCGGGACTTCTTAACGTCGCTCTATGCTAAGTTCTACAGTAACTACAGCGGTGCCGTGGCCTGGACTGGGCTGGTGGAGATCACGAACACCGATATCATCATGAACATGAACGAGGCCCAGAAGAAGACTCTCACGTTCAAAGGCACCAGAGAGCTCTTCCAGGGATGAACATCTCTTTTGGGAGTGGCGATGATGGGTTTTCACCCGGCCCGGAGCGGCTCCCTCAAGAGCTTTTACGATTACCAAATTGAGGGAGAATATATCATGACAGATGGAAATCCAATACAACTGCTCGACATGGACAAGCCGAGGACCCTGAAGTTCACTCTTCAGAACATGGCCAAAGCCGAGAGACTGATCGCCCAAAGGGAAGGTATGCGCTTCGTCAAGCTGAATGAGGTCTTGCAACCGTTTGGCCACACCGCAGAACGCCTTAGTATTATTCTGCTCTTCGGCCTGATGCACGAAGATCCCAACCTGACGGAAGAGAAGGTCAGCGAGATCTACGAGACGTATGTCTCGAAGTTCCAGGCAACAGAGATAGAAGGCGCATATTCGAACGCCTGGAAGGCTATCGAGAAGGCAGTCACCGTGGCCTTTGGCCCTTTGCAACCAGTTGTGAAACCTCTGGAGCCGGAGATCGAGAAGAGTTCACCTGGGAAAAGGCTATCCAAAGGGGAGTCGAAGAGTTAGGGCTCCTGCCTGCTGAGGTTTGGGACCTCACGCCACATGAACTTAATATGCTCTACATGCACCAGAAAAAGGCCGATCGGAAGCATCTATATCATGCCTACCTGAACGCCTATTGGCCTAATCATAAAGAGGGCGATGAGCCGCTAAGCGAAGCCAAGTTCATGCCCTTCCCCGGAGATCCTGACTATGTGCCACCGGTGCCTCCAAGAAAGGAACCCTCCGTGGATGATTGTATAGAGATGATGGCCCGGAATGGCGAGGGCGGGCCAGGAGTGAAGGCTTAGGCCTTCGCCTTTTCGACTTTAAAGGATTTTTGGAAATCAATTATATAAGGATTTTACATGGCTGACTCACTCGAAGCAGGATCACTCGCAGTTCGTCTTGAGCTAGAAAGTGATGATTTTGATAACAAGCTCGACGATAGTCGCGACAAAATGGAGGACTTCGGCGATACTGCCGATAATAAGCTCAGCGTCGCCATAAAGGTAGATGATGGTGAAGTCGATAAGATAGATGAAGCCAAGTCCAAGCTCGAAGATCTACAGAGCAGCGGTGATCAACCTCTTGAGCTGAAGGCCGATACTAGCGAAGCTACCTCTTCCTTGGAAGGAGTACAGGAGTCTCTGGGCTCCATCCAGGGCATGATGGAGGCGGTCGGGGAGATCGCCCTATTCGCCGCTGCAATCGAAAGCGCCGACCAACTTATAGGCAAGATTAATGAAGCCGTAGACGCCTTTGGGGAACTCCAGAACGCTTCTGCAGGTGCGGGCCTGAAGGCAGGCGGAACAGCAGCAGCTACTCAGCAAGTCATGGACGTGGCCAGGCAGCTCGCGCCACAGGTCGGAAAGTCGCCAGAGGATATTGCAGCCGTGATGAGCACCATAATGGGCTCCGGGCAGTCTCTAGGCTCGATATCAGCGAAGAGCCTCATGCCCTACATGAACCTGGCAACTCTCCCGAACGTGGGAATGCAGGATGCTGCCCGGCTCCTCACGCTCACCAAAAATAATTTCGGGATTGGCGAAAGTCAGTCCTCGGATATGTACGCCAAGGCCCTGGAGAGTTCCAACCTCTCGGCAGGGGCCCTCTCAAGTGCCATGCCAAAGATGCTTTTGGCATCCAAGCAGGCCAACATCCCCCTGGATCAGATGTTGTCCATGATGACGGCTGAGAACCAGTCCAAGGGAGCAGACGCCACCCAGACAGCTATGGCCCTTTTCACTGGAGCCAACAAGCTCACCGCGCCTCTTGACCCGGAGACCATGGTAAAGGGCAAGATGACAGGTGGCTCTGGGATTGCTAAGGAATTGCAGGACTCTGGCATCTCTCTGGATACCATCAACAACAAGAGCGATAGCTTCCTCCAGAAGCTCGTCAACCTCGACAAAGCGGGAGCAGACTTTGGGAAGATCTTCGGTGCCAGGCAAGGAGACCTCCTCAAAGATATTGCCGACAACGCGCAAGGTATCCAGAACTTCAGCAATGTCCTCGACAACTCCCAGGGATCTGCACAGAACTACGCCAACACCATGAGGGATACCTTGCCAGAAGCCGAGAAGCGGTTCGGCGAGTCCATGAACGAGTTGCAGACCACCGTTGGCGAGCAATTTGCGCCTCTGAAGATGAAGCTCTTAGAGGATGGAAAAGGCCTGATCGATGCCATTACCCAGGGCATGCAGACAGGCGACTTCAGTGGAGTAGCTACAGCTCTGTCTACTCTTTGGCAGGATGTGCTCAACTACTTCCAGAATCTCGATTATTCCGGGGCAGGTCAAGCCATCCTCAAGGATCTGGAAGGGGCATGGAACTATGCCACAAGCATGTTCATGTCTTCGAACTATGAGCTGACGTCTCCCTTCACAGCCATAGGGAATATCATAGGCCCGACTCTGGCGCATGTTTTCGATACACTTAGGGATTCTGGCATCAAAGCTTTCAACGATCTAGGGCGAGGCGTGACGACCTTAGCCAATGCCATCGGCTCCGGCCTCGTGGGTGTTTTGAATAAGGCAATTGATTTAATTGCCAATCTGATTGATGCGGCCGAAAGACTGTCAGGCATAGATCTGGGATTAGGTGGCGATACAGGTTCTAAGCCTTCTTCTAGCGGGTCGGGTTCAAGTTCTGGTGGTGCATCGATAGATGTTGGATCGGGACAAACCAGTGCGGCTAATAAAGAAGCCATACGAATAGGCCTTGATCCGAATGGAAGATATACAGATATCAAAACCGGATTTACCACCACAGGAGCGGATTTCGCATCTAGGGGGACCGATCCATCTGTATTAGTGCGGGCAGGAACCGGGTCATCATCTTCGGGCGGTTCTGGCTCCAGCTCTTCGAGCGGAACTTACGCCGGAGCTCAAGCCACACTTTTAAATCCTGGGAATCTCGTCAATAATTTCGCCTCGTCGAGCAAGAATTCTGTTGATATCGGAGGCACGGGCGCAACCGGCTGGCAGCAGCTTGAAAATCTCAAATCATACTTTAGTTACGACTCGAAAACGCCAACTGATTATAGTGCCTTAAGGCAAGACGATATAAAAGCAAGTCAAAACCTCGAACAAGCAGTGTGGAACTTCGCTGTGGGGACGGAAGGAAACGCACCTGCGATTACGGCGATGAATCAAGCCGCGAAAGACTCGATCGATGCCATCCCTGTGAACGATCGCACTCTAACACAAGCGCAAATAGCCAACGCAATTCAAAACAACCAGAATCTACAAGCCACGATCAAAGATAGTTTCGGAGAACTCGTCAATGCTGGCACAAATCCCGAAAAAACCAAGCAAGGCGACACGCCTGACGCGGCTTATGTCCGGGGTCTGGAATCGAAATTTACCCCTATGACTTGGACTGATATTCCGCTTTCAAAATCTGCTGATGAAGCAGCTGCTGAGGTTGACGTCCTCAAAGATGGCATCTTTGAGACATCGGCCGGATTTGACAACTTTAACCAACATCTGCAGTCTTTGGGCTCTTCGGTAGAATCGGCAGCTTCCGGCATGACTGCTTCGGCTCAAAAGTATGATGCCAGCCTGAATGCCCTTACCGGCCAGAACGGTGAATACGGTTGCGTCATGTCCGAGTTTGGCACCTGGCAGGAAGACAATGCAGATTACCTGTTTAACCAGGGGTACATAGGACCTTCTGGCGCGAACTATGATGCATTCGTGGCACAGGAAGCTGCAAGAGGAGCGGTTCACCCGGGGGTAGACGTCCTGGGCGAGAATTACGGAGCCAACCAAAACAAGCCAGCTACAGTGCAGCTCGGAATAGATTACTCTGAAGCAGATAACGGCCTCACCACCATCGGAACAAAGGCCAGCACTAAACAAGTAATGCCGCTCTCACTTGATACTGGGCAAGCCACGGCTGACCTGGAAGCAGTCTCGACTTCTGCAAAAACAGAGAAACAGATGCCTATCGTCCTCGAAGGCGTATCACAGGCCCAGGCCATAATAGACCGCCTGACGGCACCTGAGGAGAAGGACATCTATATCGTGACGCACTACGGAAGCGTAGGAGGAGGCGGCGGCAGCAACAGTGGAGTATCTCACGGAGCTGGTGGACAGTATGGCGCGGACGTGTCCAGTACCGATATATGGGCCGAAGGCTCAGGCGGCCAGGGTGGAGTCTACGGCAGCCCCGGAGGATACGGTGGCAACCCTACCAGCTTCGATATGTGGAATGGTCCGAGCTTTGCGGCAGGTGATGTCTTTGTTCCAACTCCAACTCTCGCCATGGTCGGAGATCAGCCTGGCGGTGAGTGGATAGGTAGCATTGCCCAGGCACAGGCTAGGTTCGGAGGCCAGGGCGGGCAAGGTATCACCGTTAGTGCACCCCTAAACATCTATGCGCCGGTCTATGGAGTGGATGACCTGGGAGCAATTCTTGCTGCTCATGCAGACGGCATAATGAAAGCAGTTGAGCAGAATGCGACGTTGGCCCAGTGGAGGTGAGGTAATTTTCATGGCATTCCCAGATTTTGCGATTCCCACTGCTTTCCAGGTCACCAATCCCGGCCAGCAGCCGTTCATCATCG